TCAGACTGCTTCATGGCGACACCGAACTTCTCAATCGGGTCATACTCACCACGGAACAGGGCAGTCATACCCAGCAACGCCTCTTGAACGTCGTAACCATAAGTAATAGCAAGGTCAGTACCCAAACCAACCAAACGCTGTGTCAAATCAGAGGTCTCAGCAATAGAGAAACCAGACTGCTTCAAAACCGAACCAATAAAGGTAGAAGCCTTCGCCGCCTGAGACATTGACAAACCCATGCTCGAAGCGTTCCTTGAGAAGGCAATCATCTCTGCGCTAGTGCCCTCAAAAACCGTACTCAGACCATTCAAGTTCCTTGTAAGGTCACGAGACTCCTCAATGGCCCCGGCAGTGAAGCGAGCCATTTTAGTGCCCAGGTTGATAGCCGCAAAACCAGCCCCAAGCTTCAGCGCAGTACCAGTCAGGTCACGGAACTGCTTGCCAAGCTTTTTGAAGTCTTTTGTCGCCTGCTCGATACCCTTGCCTTTTGTACCGAGGATTATGTCTACTTTTAGACTCTTACTAGCCATTTATTTTGTTCTCAATCTCTTGGATAGCTCCCGAAACAACATCTTTAGTCTTTTGCAAAGCTTCCGGCATTTTCTCTTCGGCCCCAGGGTAAACATAACGAGAAGGGCTCTCGCCAAGCTTCCTAATCATCGCCCTGCCCTGACCATTGACCTTGTGCTTGCGCTTTCCGCTTGCCGCGCGGGGGTAAACGTAAAGCTCGGTCATCTGACCGTCAATGCTTGCGTTACCGCGACCCGCCATGTCCGCAATGATTGTTGCCGGGGAAAGAACCTGCAACTGGACAATGGCTTGGTTCTTGTCTTGTGCCCGCTTAGGAGAACGCAAAACAACCTTGACGGTTTTTGCTCTTCTTGTCGTGTTCCAAGTCTTGCCGACAGGAGAAAGCTTACGTTTCATGCCACGAAGCTTGGGCTCGACAGGGATGTTGCCCTGGATGCCCTGCCGGACGGTGTTGCCAATCTCTCGGAAATCTTTTTTCAAAGCCTTTACCAAATCAGGTTCAACTTTGTTCAACTCGCGGATAATGTATTTGTAATCACTCGTAGCAATAGTCGCTTTGTAATCTAAACCCATTTCACACCGCCAATCTCTCTACTATTCTACCTAACAAGAAAACCGCCCCACAGGGGGGCGGTCTCCTTACCTAGGTATGTTCTTTGCTACTAACCACCTGTGCATGGTCCATAACATTCTTGGATCAAGTTCCAGCAACTCTCTCGGACTAATACCTGTCTCTACGGCTAGACCTGCTACAAACCAGTGGGCTGAGCTTTCGCCTAGCCCTTGGATTTTGGGTCTTCGTCTGACTCACCCACCGTTTCAACCTTCTCCAGCCACTTCTCGTAGCTTTCCTTAGTTGAACCAGTGCGCTTCTCAGAGTGCCAAGCCAGGTACAACAACCATCCAACGCGAGGGTCATCCCCAAGCTTTGCAACCGAAACGTCGTACTCTCTCTCGAAAGCAACCAGATCGGCAGCGTTGCACTTTACGTTTTTAGCTGTACCATCGTCGAACTGAATGTGTAGGTTGATTTTCATTTATGGTGCTCCTAGTTAGGATGTTGCCTTAGTGATTGCGCCCGAGGTGGGGAACGAGCAGCTAAAGGTAGCCAAATCGCCAACTGCGCCGCTCACGGGGGTGAAGCTCGTAATCAAAATGTTGCCAGAAAAGCTAGGCGTTTCTGATGCAACACTGGTTCCGCCAGCGATGATTACGAACGGCACTACGGTTCCAACGAGAGGCTCCAAAGTTGCAGAAGCACCGCCAGCCGCGTAGTCAGCGTGGAAGTCAATGTTCAAAGTCCCGCTCTTGAGTCCTCCAATAACCTCTGTAAAGCCTGCGCTTGAAAAGTCGGTTGTCTCCACCTCGGCAGAATTGATAACGAGTTCAACTCTTGCGGTGTCAGCGGACAAGTCAACAGAGTTTAGTGTCAAAGACTGTGATGTCACGACATATTTTGCCAATTTATTTCTCCTTATACATATGCCACTACAGAAAACTCTATAGCGGCGTATTCCGTGTTATTCAGTTCCAGAGAGCCGACGCTGGTTAGGCTTTGAACCCTACAGTCCATTGCGTTGCCATTGAGACTCCTATCCGATTCTACAGCAATCTTGATACTCCGAGCCCCGTTCTGCGATGCGTAGTCATTCAATGATCGCTGAGAAACTCTATCTGATTGCCTTGAAACGATTACTATGATTTTGAATGTCAACGTGGTTAGTCCTTGTTGCATGGCACCGTCATAGTCAATGCTCTCAAGCTCTATGATTGCCACAGGGGGGTTTGGGCTGTCGGGAACCTCAGAGTCAGTCCTCAGCCCAGAAATCGTAGCAACGTTTGTGGCAAGCGCTGTCCGTAGGGCTGTAATATCAGTCATTACGCCATCCGTATTTTACAGAACGGTTCAATCAGCGTAGCGATGTCGGGGTCAATCCTTGACAACCGCACCACTCCCATGGCGTCAAATCCCGCGACCCCCATCGGCGAGTCGGCCCTTTTGTAGTACCTAGAGGACTGCAAAATGCAAGCCTGTGTGATTGCTGTCGGGACAGCTGCCCAACCAAAAGTTCCAACGATCTGCACAGTAGCTTCTCCGCCGGAAAGCGGGAACAAATAGTCGCCCACGGCCCTAATGCTTGTAATTGGCGAAGCGATACCGCCAGCGATTCCATTCAACGGCTCTGTCTGTAAATCCGAAGCTGTCCAAGTTTCGTCAAAAACGCCGTCAGCCGCCGTAGAAGTCTTGAGAGTAGTTATCGAATAAATGTCGTCGGTTTCAACGACGTAAGAATCTCTCGGCGTGTAAATGCGGGTTGCGCTTACCTGGGTAAAGATACGTTCCGTAAACTGCTCAATCTGGCGCGAAGCGGACTCAATGCACAGTTCCAGCATTGTGTCATCAACCGAATCGGTCAAATCCAGGTTAGTTTTTACTTGAGTTAGTGTAGCCAAGCCATCGGTAATTGCCATCTAAAAAACCTCCGCTCCTAGTGTATCGCTTGTGAGGCACAAAAAGAAGAAGGGTCGGAGCAACCTACGACTCCGACCCTCCCATCTTTTACTTCGTTATTAGCTTGCGCCTCCGACGAAGTGGCGAACGTGACCAGCGTGGGTCAGGTCTCCGTCAACACGCATCGTGAACCGGTAGGTCACGGTGTCGGTGTTGAAAGCGTAGTCAGCCGAGGAAGCGACCTGGAGGCCACCAGCCATGCGGACTTTGTAGCTTGGGATGTGCCCAAAGAGCACGCTCTTCGCATCAACCGCAGGTACGGCGATGTTCGGGTTCTCCACAACGTCAAAGCCAGCGAAGGTGTCAGGCTGACCGATTCCCACCTGATACAGGTAGTTTCCGGCAGTGTCCTTCAGCTTACGCATTGCACCGATAGCGGTACCGGAAGCCATGTAAGCGGTTCCGGGCAGGCGGCGAACGAGTCCATCAACACCGGTGTAAGCCAGGTCAATGAGGTTGTCAGCGGTGAAAGCACCGACAACGCTGGTTGCGCCAGTTACGCCAAGCGAGGAAGCGGTCACGATGCCGTTTGGCTTCGATGATCCGTCACCCGTGGTCAGGTTGGCATTCACCGCGGTACCGATTCCGTTACCGGCTTGCTGGGCGAGGTGCGACTCGATGTTGAAGCCAGCGTCGGTTACGAGCTCGGCTGCAACGGGAATGAGCAGACCATACTTGAAGGCACCAAGCGTGATGCTGGAGTAGGTGGGCTCTGACTCGTCGAGCGCTGCGCCTGCACCCTTGAGGGTAGCGGCGCTGTAAGCCGTGAGAGTCGGGATGGTCAAGTCTTCACCGGAGGTGGTGTTGATCACATCGGCGACCTCAAGCATGGGGCCGACGAGACGTGCAACATCCATGACCTCTGCAAAGAAGGACTTGGGGACAGTGTTAGCGGAAGGGACAAGCGTGGCGCGCTGTTCAAACTCGTGTCCACGAATTTCACCGGAAGCAATGCCACGGAGGATGTCACCAGCGGAGCGCTCTTCACGAGCCTCGGCAGGTACAAATCCGCGAGCTGCTTCAGCCGCTTCGTGCTTGCGCTCTTCCTGGCGCTGTGCAACAGCGATAGCGTCATCCGCTGAGCGGATTTCTGCTTCGATGGCGTTTACTTTATTCAGTGTCTCGGCATCAAGTCCACCGCGCTCCTCAGCTGAGTCCAGGGTGTCCTGAATCTGTGCCGTGAGGTTGGCGCGAAGTTCTTGCTGAGACTTTACAAACTCAGACAATTTATCTCCTTGTTATGGGTTACTTTTACCAGTCGCGCTAACGCAGACTCTTATGCAGACGTGCTGACACTGCCCACGCCTCTATTCTACCTAATAAAGTGCGCGGAGAAAGAAAAGACCCCCCAGCGAAGGGGGGGGAGCTGGGGGGGAAACCCTCTCAGCGCGTCTCTGCGGCTGACAGAACTCGGGTTTCTTTGGATGGTTCCATATCTTCACGCTGAGTCTCGGGCGGTCCGACAGGGTGATCTAACCGAAAAAGGGCTTCCACTAGACTGGGCACCGAGTAACCAAGGCTTCGCTTTACCTCTCGGTCTATGTCCTCTCTAGTTGCCATAATCAAATGTTCTTTAGAAGTTGCTCTAGCTTCTTTTTCTTCAAGGCCAACATTTCGGCACTGACCGAATCCTCGGCGGGCGCCTCTTCTGTTTCTTCTTCTACGGTCTCCAGTTGTGGCGACAGCTCTTGAACAACTTTGTTGATGATGCCAACTTCGTCTTCTGTCAAATCTGCCCCAGACTCAATCTTCAACATTGCGTCTGCAAGAGCGTCACTGTCCACAAGAGCTCTTTCCGCAATCTTGTCGAGACCGCGAACCATGGTTGTGCCGGTGGTTGCTTCATAAGCCGGAGCGCCAACGATTGAGACCTCGAAGAGTCTTACCGACTTCAACACGCGCTCGTTCGCGGAAACCCATTCGTCTCCACCCTTCGGGACAGAAAATCCGAAAGACATAGCCTGTACGTCGGCTCTTTTCAGAAGGTATGCCGTGTCTCTCCCGAGTTGCGTATCAGGTAAATCGGCGGTGACGCGAAGACCATAAGAGTCTTCTTCCAACCGAAGAGTGCCTGCACGAGTAGAGCCAAGAATAGAACCCGACTCGTGATTCCAAAGCATTTTGATTTCATTGCGAGCAGCCAGTGAACGCTTGAAAGCCCCTCGCTTGATACGCTCAGTGAACGGCAGAGGTTGGCTCGGTGAATCAAACACCGCAGCGTAACCCGTAAACGTCATGCCGTTTCCGTCTTCGGCTTCGCGCACCTCAAATTCTGTGTTGTTAGTCCGCGTCTCAATTTTTGCCATGTCTTTAGCCTCCACGCTGATAAGCGTTCTGTTCTCTTCTTCTAGTTTAGCGACAACTCTTTCCGCAAACGCCATTGCGCGTTGTGCGGCACGCTTCGACGGTCCAGAACCCCACAAGAGGTGAGCCACTACCCCCGGGGAGGGGTATTTTTCGTTATCTGGGTCCGCTGCGGGTGCGTCGAGGTCGGGCATATGCCGCGCGATCCAAGCGGCGATTCTTACCCACTTGCCTTTAGAAACGTTGCCGGACGCCATTGCTCGCGCTTCGCGGACTGTGGCTTCTGTGAGTCCGTCGCCAGCGAAGCCTTCTTTGTAGTATTTCAACCCTTGCCGAGCTGCGGCGCGCATGAAGGCAGGAGGCGTCAAGTTCACGTCACGACTCTCCATGTCATCTTGCTCTAAAAACCGAGTGCTCTTTGGGTGGTCCTTGGGTAACAAATCATAGTCAGTAATGTATTTGCTGTTCTCTGGTTTGCCGTTTCGCAAAAGATACAAGTAAGCGTTCACCCGAGCCATCGCCCAGGCTGCCCTCGATACACCTGGTCGGTGCGAAGTCGAGTAAGCGCCCGAGCCTCTTCGGTACACCGCTGCGAGTTGCCCATAAGTTGCCCGAGTCCAATCAGCTTTGCCGCTCTCTGACATTTTCTCGTTGTGCTCTTTGACTTTATTCCGAAGAGCCGTTTTGGTTGAATCAGAAAGTTTTACATCTCCGCCAGCGCCCTTAGCGGAGCCCTTCGGGTTTTTGTCAGAGCCGGTAATCTGATCTTCTTTGGGGGCGGGCTCTGATTCTTGCCGATAACCTGACCCTTCCGCGATTGCCTCATACGCGGCGTGAGAGTCGCACGGCATATAAATCGTTTCACCGTCATCGGTCATGGTATGAAAACCAGCGCAGCCAATCGCCTTAGCCCTAGCAACCGCCTCAGCCTCAGTCGTGAACTTGTCTTCTGCAAGCGCTACACGCATCTCTGGGCCCTCGTGCATCCCTCCAGGTTCGATGTTTTCAGCCAAACTCGCCGCCATTATTCCACCTCGTAAGCTGATTCCGGGTCTTCGGGGTCAATTTGGCTAACAGGCTGCAACTGGACCGAAGGTAGGCCGGTGTGCCCCATTGCGGGCAGCCCGAGACGGTCAAGAACCTCTGCCGGATCAAAACCAACCTGAATAAGCCTCTGGGCCATGTCCACGCGCTCCGTTTGCTCTTTCAAGTTGGCCGCGGACACGTTTACGTTAGCCAGGGGAACTCGTACCGTCGAAGCAGAGTCGTCTTGAATGTCTGGCAAGTCTTCAAGGCGACGGACGTCGTTGATTGTCATAAAACCAGACAGCAAAGCGGTGCTATACGCCGTATAGCGACTTTGAATGTCGGCGCGTAAAAGACCGTCAAGTCTGAAGCGAATAAAGGCTGTCTCGCCACCCGCGTAACGTGCCATGAGAGGCGACAGGGCGCCCTCTAGCTTCTGCACAATGGGTCGGAGGCAGTGAGTTACCCAAGCAAGATTATTTTGCTCCACAGAGGCGTATGAGTTTGTTCCCGGAAGACCAAGAAGGTGCGGTGGCACGTTGAAAGCGCGTGCAACATCCTCAATCGCCATCCTGCGCGAGTCCAAGAACTGTGCTTGATCGTTTTGAACCGAAGTGGGCTTGTATGTTGCCCCAGCGGACAAGATTCCAGTCTTGTGAGAGCGTCTCCACCCTCTGTGGCGTGCGTCAAAACCTTCTTGAAGCTGTTTTGCCTGCTCGGCTGTCAATTTTCCAGGGTATTCGATGATTCCCTGCGTAGAAGCGCCCTGTGAAAAAAACTTTGAGGCAAATTTTTCGAGGCTGAGCGCCAAACCGAAGTTTTCCTTCAGCGCATTGACTCTTGAGACACCGCGGAGGTTGCCGGGGCGCACAACGTCGGCAATGTGGATACACTCCTCGGAAGAAAGCAGTTTTTTCTCGCCTTCGACCTCAAACATGACCCGACCAACACCGTTGCGCTTGATTTGCACATCTTGGGGGTTCAAAACCACCAGGTTTGTAATTTCACCGGTGCGAGAAGTGTAAACGCGAATAAAAGCGTTGCCGTCAAGAAGCATTGACACAATGACCGAACCGTAGAACGATTCTTTAGTCATGTCCACATCTGGTTTTTGTACCCAAGCTGGGCGAGGGCGGAAAGCAGTGCGCTGACCATCACGACGGATAAAAGAATCTACAGGCAGAGTAGAAACTGTGTCGCTAATAAGGCTGACTGCCGAAAAGATTGCATTGACCTGAAAAGCAGTCTCGTTGTTGATGACCGTGCCCGCCGTTGTTTCTACGTCGGCAAGATCGCCAGAACCCCAAATCGTCTGGAACGATACAGCGCGCTCCTCGCCAAACAAACCACCAAGCATTATCTACGCTCCAAACCTAGACCGAACAATATGGCAAAAGCCCCGGCTGCAATAAGCCCAGCGGGAGGAAACACTAGCGCTGCCCCGATAGAGACGAGGACCGCCCCCGAAATCTGCAACAAGTTTACTAACATAATGTCCTTAGAAAAAAAACTCCGGAACTCCATCATCTATTCTACCTGCCGTCGCTCTGTCGTATGCAATAATGAACGCGATAGCCGCGTCAATCTTCTTTTTTGAGTTAGACGACTCTTTTGTCACCCTCTGGCCCCTATGGTCCATTTTGATAACACAGTTATTTATATGACGCGACAATATCGGGTTCCCGTCGTGTGCAAACCGTTTTTCGGTTACAGCTTCAAACACTTTCTGTGTTGCTGGAATCATCAAGTTCAATAAGTTCGTCTTATACTCCACAATGGGCAAATCCATCTCGTCAAGCTCTTGCATCATCGAAGCCCACCTAAACGGGTCGCAAGCAATCTCTCGACACTTCGGGAACTCCTGCACATAGTTGATGATGGTTTGCTTCACGTCGTCAATAGAAACACGCCAGGAATCGTCATCTCTGTCGAAGTCTTTTTCCCACACCTTGATTAGCTTGACCTTTGGAGCCGAATCATCTTTTGGCAACGTGACCGCACAAATCGCTGTCGAGTCATTGGCGTAGGAACCGTCAAAGCCAAGCACATAGTCTTCGTCCGTTGATATTTCAACATCCGCTTCGAGCTCGTCCCACGAACCAGTAGGCAACCAAGCTTGTTGTGAGGAAACCCACTGGTTGCACCGCTTCGTTCTAAACTCAGCTTCCGGCGTTCTCTTTACGGCTGACTCAAAATCCGACTTAGCCACAATGTCATCAAAGCCAGGGTTGGCCGCCCGCCAAGTGCTCTCAAGGTGATGATCTGCCTCGGCGGGAGCCTCCCACCACGCCATAAAGAAAGTGTCATCTTGTACCTCTTGTTGGGCAATTTTTTTTCCATAGTTGTAAAGTGTGTAAGCGATTGAGTCCTTGCCGGTCTGCGATTCTGTTTTGACCCCCGCCGTCGTAATCGCTATAAGAGTCGCCTGCTTGCCTCGCGCACCTTGAGCCAAAGACATAACATCAAAAAGTTTTCTGTTGGGTTGGGCGTGAAGCTCGTCGAACAAAACGAGCGTCGGACTAAGGCCCTCGTGACGAGGCGCGTCCGCAGACAAAACGCGGTAAACGTTGTTCGTTGCGGGAACCATAATGCTGTCCCTGTAAATCTTGACGTGCTGAGAAAGCTCACTGTTCTGAATCATCCGCTTCGTGTCCTCAAACACAATGCGAGCCTGGTTGCGGTCAGCGGCAACCGAATAAATCTCCGCGCCTTGCGTCTTTATATCAACTAAAGCAAAAGCGCAGATAAGAGAACCGAGACTCGATTTCCCTTGCTTGCGGGGAAGGCCGAGTAGAGAAATGCGGTTGCGAAGCCCGCCGTCCTCGTCACGCGCAAAAACCTGACCGAGCAACTCCTTCTGCCAATCGCGCAAAACCAAAGGAGACCCGGACGGGCCAGCAACCGAATCCTTTGTAATAGTGGCAAACGCATCCGAAAACCGGGCAACAAAATCGCCGTCACCACGAGCGATAGCTTCCTCCGGGACTGGCGTTAGCCAAGCCGGTGAACTCATTATGCCCTTTCAGACATCAAGGTTTCAAAAGCAGACTTCGCCTTGATTTCAGCCAAACCCAAACGAGAACGCGCATCAACAGTAAAACCAAGCAAACCCAGATTAGACATAATCGCCTTCTCAAGCTCCAACAACTGACGCAACAAGTGAAAATCATCCGGCGCAGACTCAACCTGCTCCTCCAACATCACCTGACGATCCAACTGCTTACACACCATCAACAAAGCTTCAACATCCGTCTGCCGAGAAACCCAAGTCTTGCCATGAGCAAAGACACGATCCCACAACAACTGACCCGCAGCCCCAAGCGGACGATGCGGCTCGATGTAACCGCCCTCAAGCTCGAACGTCTCAGACAACGCGGGCAACTTGCGCTGACCGGGATTCCCTAAAAGTCTCTTCTGCTCCAAAGGCACTGCTGGGTTAGGCATTTCTCTACCCTAGCATTTTTGTTTGAAGTGCAGGAAACTACGTCAGTCCGGGGCCGGG